TACCACCACCAACATTACTAGCTAGAATATCTCTAAGTTTGTTGATAGCAGCTTTATTTGGAAGGATCTTATGGTCAAGGCTACCCAAGGTCCAAAGTCTAATATTAGAAATAGCACCATCTAAAGCAGACAAATCAGCTAACCTCATTTTCTCTAACATTATAATATCATCAAGGATTGCATAAATCATAGGGTTAGCCCACTGTCTCCAATCGTCTTTTTTGTAGTAAAACATACTAAGACGATCTGGATCTAGAGGTATGTCTTTTTCGCCCCTGATTAAGCTCTGCTTTATTGTTGGAGGTAAAGTTTCTAAAACATGGTTAGGGATATCACCAGCTGTAAATTTGTCAAAGAAAGAATTAGTAGTAACAGTGTAATTCTGAAGGCCCATGAACAATGAAAGATTTCCATCTTTATTTTTAACTGTGAGAGGATTAAAAAAATTGTATCTCCAAGGAATTTCATTGGCTGGAGCAGAAGGAACTTCTACCTTAATATCAGAAGACAAAGCCTTCATGTAATTATTAAGCTGCGGAGTAATCTTAGCATAGCTACGATATATAATAACATTTCCAGTTTTATAGAAATTATTTAAAAACCTTTCAGATCTTTCTTTCCCATTAATATTACGAAACCACTGTTGGTAGAACTTTTCAACACTCTTATCACGATGAACAATGTTAATTCCTTGACTTCCAAAATCACCCATCAAATCTATAATATTACGAATGATCCCAACCTTATCGTATGCGTCCATGCACATCTTAATAATCCTGCGCTGCTGGTTTGGCACAGCCTCGCCCGGACGAAAAGCATAATAATCACTAGCATTGAATCCGGGTTTCACAGACCTGTTGGGTTCAATGTCTATGAAGTGACGATAATGACTACCTTGAGATTTGTTCAAGCCAGTATAAGAATCTACGCTATCAGCGAACTTAGAAAATGCATTAGCTTTACCATTAGAATCGCCTTCTGTCCATGTGAACATCTCATTGTCGCTCATGTTTTACCTCAATTGGATTGTTAATCTGATTGTCTAATTATTAATACACATCTTTCATCTGATCGGAGAACCAGCTTGGTCCAGTATACATTTTATCATCTGTCTTAGGGTTGTGACCTCCAGTAGCGAAGCCTCCATAAAACTGATAATCTGCTTGCTCTGGTGTTCTCTGTAAGACTCTAGCTGCCATGTTAGCCATTAAAAGTGCGGAGTATCTATCCTTTCTCATCTTGCTCTTTTTGCCAGTGCCGATAACAACTTCTGGTGTATCCCACCTGTCTCTGCCACTATTGGTCTGAGTCATCTGTATCATAGATAATTCATCTTTTAACTCTTCTATATCTAACACGCATTCTTCTAAAGTGTCAAACATTCTGTTCTTCATCATGTCTTCATGTTCTGACAGTGTTAAACTTAGCGGATCAAAAAATGGAAATAATAAAACTTTATCTTCAAAGTCTTTTCTCATGCCATGATTAGACGCTGCTAGCCAATCATACTTTGCAAATTGACACATTTCTAAAATATGAAGACCTCTTTCGTCGTCTGTATCTTTTGGCTTGTCGTCATCTATAGTAGGCCAGATTGCTATTTCACCTTCTTTTATTTTGTCCTTATCGTGTAGCGATTCCATCACGGCTACGCCGCCACCCTGAGCATCCATAGCTATGTGAACACATGGAAATATTTTCATCAAGTCTCTAATTTTTCTGGCACAGTATGCATAAAAATCAGACTCAGTAGAATATCCCTTTTTAACCTTCTCTTTATGTTCAGATCTAGTTGTAGTCCAACAGTGTACAATCCTTCTATGATCTGGATTAATTTCTAAAACTACAATGCTAAAATTATCTACTTCAGATGCGGGGTCAACACCAAATATATATTTTTTATTTTTATCCCCCATCAAGACAGCCTCAAAACTAATTTCGTTACCCTGACTATCTTTTATATTATTTTCATTATTCACGACACAAGACTCAATCAACGATCTTTTGAAAAATCCTTGACTATCTCTAGTAAAACAAGCGCCATACTCCATTTGATAAATACCAGTATGAACTGTGGCCTTAGATCTAGCAACTTGATCTGCATCCATGAAACCTTTAGGTAATAATTCGTAAGGAACTCTTATAACAGAATACTGAGTCCAATCAAAACTTTCTGGAGGATCTTCGCCAAATATCTCTCTTAACTTAGACAGCTCTCCTTTACTTTTTATAATAGATTTCCACTTTTTCCAATATGTAGCAAAATGATTAAAATCATAGTAAGCAGTTCCAGATAAAACAATCTGATTATCTTTCTTTACTTCTTTAATCTCGTTGTCTAAAGTAACTCCTAACTCTTCGGCTTTTTTTTCAGCAGCTATCCTTTTTACATTTTCTACAGGATTAGAGCTAACAGCCGCGAAACCAGCTACAACGTTTTCAAATATTTCTCTAGGTATAGATGCAAATTCATCAGCGATAATATCATTAGCACGTTGACCTCTAATTTTTTGCCCATCGCCCAAAGGTAAACATGTTACAGTGCTATCATTCAATCTAAGTGTACACCTGTCGGTATCCCGTCTAGGCCCACTATCCCCATCACAAATATCTCTGAGCATAGGAGAATTTCTCCATATGGTTTCCATATATTCAAACAAGACCTTAGACTGTCTAAATGCAGCACCAACAATTACAATCTTACGTTGTGGTAATATTAAAGCTCTTAATATAGCATATAAAGAAAGCATGAAAGATTTACCAAAACCTCGACTAGCTATAAGCATAGGAAATTTTCTCTCCCACACTTCTTTTAACACTAAACTCTGAGACGGTAATAATTGTATGTTTAAAACATGATGTGTTATAAAAGACAAATACTCTGGCCTAGTCATAAGCCAAGCGAGCCTAGTATTGAAATCATCATTTTGAACACTGACTATGCTCATAGGATTAAAAAGATCGGTATCTACAGAATCTAATCCTAACCAAGCCTCATCAATTGTTTTTAATTTAGCTTTTGCCATGAATCTATAATCCCATCTGCGAAACCATAATGAACAGCATCTTCGGCATTTATATACCAATCTCCAGATTTTAACTTTCTAAATAAATATGTCTTAACTTTTTCTATATCTGGATTGTTTCCATATTTTTCTTTAAAGTACCTACCGCCTACACAGCTTTGCGCATAAATGTCTATCATTATGTCACAAATTCTTTTTTCATACTTTACCCAGTTTTGAACACTAAGATATTCTCCCCCAGCAGCAGTACTGCCATAGTGAGACATAAAATAAGTATTTGGTGTTATTAGTCTTTTATCAGCAGCTTGAAATATGATACTACTCATAGATTCAGCTTGACCGTAAGCAACAATAGTGATATAAGATCTTGACATTGATATAGCGTCGTAAATAGCCATACCATCAGACCACTCTCCACCAACACTTTGCATATGTATAGTAATTGGTTTGTCTGACTTTATTTCTAAGGCTCTAATATTTTTTAAGAATGTATTAGACATCTTATACTCTACACCCGGATTCTCTTCATCGTTTGCTCCGTAGTAGTTATGCAAGAATATCTCTCTTGTATCTATGTTTGCCCCATAGTTGTGAAGGTCGTAAAGTAAGTCTTTGTCTGCATTATTCATGTTCTTCTCCCGATGGTGTACATCTCATTAATTCTTTTGAAAATGCTACTAACCGCCAAGAAAGCTGTGTGTTTATCACCACAAAACAAAACATGTACATTATTGTAAAGTTCAAATTCTACCAAGCATTTGAGCATATATCTACCTGTTATTTTTACTGATGCTTTATTTTTAATTGGTATTCTTGTCTCTTTAGGGAATTTAATTAGCTCGTCTAAAGAAAACTCAAGAATTAGATACTTATGTGGGAAAGACTCCATTCTTTCTATCTCATTAACAAAAGCATGTTTTTTAGATCCTAAATTTTGAGCTAATTCTTCTACGCAACCTTTTCTTTCTATACATATTTTATCCTCTAATCCTTCTATAGAATAATCGCCTGTATCAAGCTTATGCTCAATCATACCAGCACAGGTATTAAACTTACTAAAATAATATCCGTCTTGCTCTCTGGTATCTTTGATTACTGTAAAGTCAGGAGCCTTTTCGTATTTTGCCATTGTTGATTTCTCTAAATAATGTTTCGTAGTGGGTTTCTTTTCCAGTTATAATTTTATGACAGTAATTGCATAATGTTATTCCATTAGATGGCTCATACCTTAAAGCAGATGCGCCAGCCCAAGTCTTTATGTGATGTACGTTTAAGTTTTTCTTAGACTTACAATTAGGCATCTGGCATTTAAACTTATCTCTTTTTAAAACCTCTATTCTAAATTTTTGATAATCTGGATCATTATAGTTTCTTCTCATACTGATATAACTCTGTCTATTCTT